CAGATCGGCAATTGACAGCAAAAGGGCTGAAATCATGAGCGAAACAGAGGATAAGGTGGAATGGCTGATTAACCGGCTGACCAGCGAAGCGATAGACGACGGCAACGGCGAAGCGACCAGAGTTAGGGCATTGGAAGTGCTGGGCAAGATCTACGGTGCCTTTGCCCCTGAAAAGCAGGAGGTCACCACCTATTCTGGCGCTTTTCTGGCTGATCTGGACTTGGACGAGGCGCAGTTCGAGCCGTTGGAAGAAGAAAAGGCTAATAATTTCAGCGACTTACACTGACTGACCGCTACCTAGGCAGGGTAGAGTTCACCGATCCAAGCCCAGATGAAGGGTAGGGGTAGGGGGAGGGGGGGGTATGGCGTCTCGAGACCCCCGCCGCTCGCATATGCGGTTCCATGTAAGGACTATTAGTAACTCAGCCCTAATTTTCACATCCCTCCAAAGGGGGGGCATAGCTTATGAGAGTACCCGAATGCACAAATACATAATGCGCTCAGAGACAGCCTCAGAGTTCCTGGATATGCCTGTAGGGACGTTTGACGAGGCGATAGCCCCATACCTTGACTGCATTGTGTTGGGCGAGGAGAGCTACTACATGACGGAGGACTTGATGTTTGTCGTCAAATTATTTTTCAAGCGCCCTGAGACGGCGGAGATATTGCCGTTCCCCAAATAGGGGGGCGTTCAATATGAGAGTACCTGAAAAAATTACACAGTTTTGGGGCATGACCTTTTAGTAATAGGAGGTCTCAACCGGATGCTCGGAGCAGGCGATCCCTGTTGCCCTACCCCATTTTTTGTTTACCCGGAAATGGGAAAAGTCGGTAAAAAAAATACGACTTTCCCTGATTGGTGAGATATGGACCAAGAAAAGAGACCAGTTGAGTGTGCTAGTTGCCGGAAGACGGCGTGGGTAAAAGATGACGAGCTGCATTATTGCGCCCCGTGTTATCTGAAAGTTGAGCGTTTATCGAGGAGAAGGAGGCGCAAATGAGTGATCTAACCGTCAGTCCAGTGACGTGGACCCAGATAGCCTTCCAGAAGGTCGAGAATCTCCGCACAGGAGCTTCTGGCGAGGTAGAGAGGGTAGTAGTGCAGGTACAAGAGACGACGCTCTACGAGGCTAAGAATGGCTCTGTGGATATCGTTACTACACAGGTAGGTCAGAAAGTTAACGTATTGGTGTAAAAGTCTGCTATAAATAGCCCAATAGATTCATTTTGCAATCAATAGGTTATACTCGTCGGATGAACAAGGCGTTAGCAGAATTCTTAGCAAATGGCGGTCAGATAACCCATCTGCCCTCTGGAGTGCCCTCAGACACGAATTCTTGCATGAACTGTAAAGGTCAGTTCCCGACTGAGTCTCTCACGCTACAAGGCACCATACGGCGCTGTAAGAAGTGTGTAGATCGAAGAACTAAATTCAGGAGTAAGCGATGAGAACGGAAGCGGTAGAAAAAGATTTCTTTAACTGGGATCTGCACAACGGTAGGACCGAGTACGAAGCAACCCCGATGCCATATGACCACACGGTGGATTACCTCGAGGAGCTGGTTACGGAGTGGCATCAAGCCCGGAACCTGATCGACGGATCATCTGACAAGGATCAGTTTGCCAAGCTGATTCAAGAGTGCGGTGAGCTGTCAGAGAGCATCTGCAAGGATCGTAGTGTTGCGGATGATATCGGCGACATCATGGTTGTCCTGATCAATATCGCGGCTCGCAACAACCTGAATCTAAACCAGTGTTTGGGCACAGCCTACAACGACATCAAGGACCGCAAGGGACGCATGGTGGACGGCGTTTTCGTCAAAGAGGCTGATAACCACTAGTGGCTAATGTGCCCACCGACAAGGCGCTGTACGCCCGTGTGAAGGCTGCGGCGAAAAAGAAATTCAAGGTCTACCCCAGTGCATATGCGAATGGCTGGCTAGTGCAGGAATACAAGCGGCGAGGCGGCAAATACAAGACGGTGAAGAGCAGTGGCAAAAAAGGGAAGTAGCTTAGATCGCTGGTTCAAAGAGGAGTGGGTCGATATCAAGACCGGCAAGTCTTGTGGTCGCAAGAAGGGCGAGAAGCGAGCCTATCCCGCTTGTAGACCGAGCAAGAGGGTTTCCGCAAAAACTCCAAAAACTGCTTCTGAGATGAGCGCCAAAGAGAAGGCTAAGTTCAAGAAGAAGAAGACCTCCAGCAAGCGGATCGACTACAACCATAAGCGGACGAAATGAGCGATGTCAGAGAAGAAGTCGGACTCGAAGTTGAAGAACGCCGGGGTGAGCGGCTACAACAAACCAAAGCGTACCCCAAGTCATCCTACGAAATCGCACGTTGTCGTTGCCCGGAATGCCAGTGGAGAGACCAAGACAATCAGGTTCGGGCAGCAAGGGGTGAAGGGAGCTGGGAAGAACCCCAAGACCGCAAAGGATAAAGCTCGCAAGAAGAGCTACTACGCCAGACACAACGCCCAGGATTCCAAGCCGGACATCCTGTCAGCTCGGTACTGGTCTCACAAGACAAAATGGTAATAAAAACAGTAGGTTACAATGGCTAAAGGAATGCCTCATTTTTTTAAGGACGGGACGCCCCATACAGGAGGCACTCACAAGATGCCTGATGGGTCGTTGCACTCAGGCTCAAAACATACGTCTTCGAGCAAGCCTGTTTTCCACCTGAAAGATCTAAGTAAAAGCGCGAAGGAGAAAGCGATGAACTACGGAAAGAAGCCTAAGAAGCCAATGATGAAGAAGAAACCTGCCCCGAAGAAGAAGGCGAAGAAGTGAAGAAGAAGAGCTGCGATCACCGCGAGACTTTGTATGGCAAGGGTGACCTCCGTCGCCCAGTGGATCATAAGAAGTTTGGTGATAACTATGACCGTATCTTCGGGAAGAAGGAGTCGAAGCGTGGGTGAGATCGTTCTGCAACGCTGGGCATATCATCCTGACGCAACTCTGGGGATCATCAAGTTCTCTGACATAGAGTTCTGGTCGGTAGAGCGTCCGTGGCTGGACAACAAGCCCAACATATCCTGTATTCCTGTGGGTGAGTATGAACTGAAGTGGCGCGAGTCTCCAAAGTTTGGACCTACTTGGCAGCTCGAAGATGTACCGGGACGCACTCATATTCTTATTCACGCAGCTAACTTTGCATACCAGCTCCAAGGCTGTATTGCGCTTGGCACCGATTTGATGGGGGACACTATCGCTGTGGCTAATAGCCGCAAGGCGGTGAATTTATTCGAGGAAGTCACCGAGGGAGGGGGATGGGTGCTAAGGGTAGAAAATGCCGCATATGCGGCACTGGAGTAGCCCGATTAAACCGCCTGATTTGCAACCAGTGCAAGCACCTCCGAGACAAGGACAGGTGGCGGGATAACTATGAGAGCTACGTCAGTAGTCGCATACGGATCGCCAAAGCAAGAGCAAAGAAGCACGGGTTAAGTTTTGAGATAGACAAGGACTACATCTTAGAGATCCTTGAGCGGCAGAATTATCGATGCGCGATAACGGGATTCCCGCTTTCTCGCACCAGTGATAAAGGTGACTACGACCTGAGCATAGACCGAGTGGATTCAAATCTTGGCTATGATAAAGATAATGTGGTGTTGGTCTGTAACAGAGCCAACATGATGAAGAACATAATGCCGTTGGACATGTTTGTTTGGTGGTGCCAAGCGATAGCAAATTATGACCAAGATCGAAGAAGCCGCAAAAAAACTTAAAGGCAACTTCCCGCTATACGCCAAAAATGTACTCAAGATTGTCACCAAGGAAGGTGTGGCTAAGCCGTTTGTCCTGAATCAAGGACAGATGTGGCTGCACAATCGTCTTGAAGAGCAGATGCAGAGGCAGGGAAATATCCGCGCTCTGGTTCTCAAGGCTAGACAGGTCGGCATTTCTACTTATGTAGAGGGCAGGTATTTCTGGAAGATCACCCAGAACCGTAACGCCAACGCTTTCGTATTGTCTCACCTAGCCGAATCGACGAATTCGATCTTTAACATGGTGCGTTATTTCTACGACAACATTCCTCATCCTGCGTTCAAGCCTCCGTTATCCACTCAGACTGCCACAACGCTCGTTTTTGACGAGATCAACAGCCGTTACCGAGTAGGTACAGCCCGATCTACACAGACCGGACGAGGGCAAACAAACCGCTTTGTGCATGGCTCTGAGGTAGCTTTCTATCCCCAGGGTAATGACATTGTTGCCGGTCTACTTCAAACAGTCGGTGGCAAGGATAGCGAGGTGATACTAGAGACCACAGCGAATGGTGCTGGCGGTTGGTTCTACGATCAGACGATGAAAAGTCTGCGTGGAGAGACCGAGTGGCAAGTCTGCTTTATCCCGTGGTTCTGGATGCCGGAGTACATCCGTAAGCCTAGTCCGTACTTCGAGGCGACACCGGAGGAGTACAAGCTGGCGCAGCAGTATGGTCTCAGTGATGAGCAGTTGTGTTTCCGCCGCGCAAAATTAGATGAGCTGGGTAGCACCGACTTGTTTCGGCAGGAGTACCCGTCTACGCCAATAGAGTCGTTCTTGACTTCTGGTCGCTGTTTCGTGGAGGACAAGTGTCTTCGTGCAGCGGAAGAGGAGTGCTACACGCCGGACTTTCGTGGGGATTATCGCAATGGTGCGCTGCAAGCTCACTCGAGCGGTCCATACAAAGAGTGGTTCCCTCCGGTTCAAGAGGATGCTTATGTAATCGGCGTGGACGTAGCTGAGGGTCTGTCATACGGGGACTACAGCGTTGCTCAGGTATTGGATTCCTATGGCAGGCAGGTCGCTTGCTGGCACGGTCATGTGGACCCTTGGGAGTGGGGAAACCTGATCTCGCAGTTAGGTCAGCGGTACAACAATGCGTATGTGATCGTTGAGCGGAACAACCACGGTCTGACCACGCTTCGGCGACTTCAAGAGATCAACTACCCCAACATGTTTGTCGAGTCATCTGTGGATGGAGCCTATGGCGACAAGCTCACAAAGCGGGGCGGCTTCCTCACTACCAGCAAGACCAAACCGCTGATCGTGGACAACATGGCTGCACTCCTCAGACAGGAAGAATCGGGCATCGCGGACATCGAGCTGGTGAACGAATTACGGACGTATGTCATTGATGAAAAAGGAAGTTTTAATTCCCAGCAGGGGTGTTATGATGATCGGGTTATGGCTTATGCTATAGCCCTGCACGGACTCGCTTCAATGCCCAGACCAAGGGCAAGAATCATACAACGACGATATGAGTCGGTTGACTCTGTGGCGGGTTATTGATGGCTGAGTACGAGTTAGACGTTCCTGAGGACGACGCAGAATACGATGGCAACCAAGACCAAGAGCTGGTCAGTCTGGGTGCTAGGCTTTCTGATGTCTTCCAAGAATACAAAGACGCTCGCAAAGAAACTGAGAACGAGTGGTTGAAAGACCTTCGTCAGTATCAGGGGCAGTATGAGCCGGATGTTTTGGCTCGCCTGAACGAGAGTGGTGCTCGCTCCAAAGTCTTCGTTGGTCTTACCAGAACAAAAGTCATGGCGGCGTACAGCCGGATCATTGACCTACTATTTCAGTACGGCGATTTGTACTTCGCCATACACCCCACTCCAATCCCTACGATCAGCCCAATCAAAGCGATGCAGATGCGTGAGATGGCTATGCAGCAAGTGATCGCTGCGTCTGGCGGCATGGACCCAGCAATGAATCAGGATTTGATTGCTGCGCGGATGATGGAGTTGGAGGAAGAGTTTCTCGGCGCTGAAAAAGAAATCTCGGAGAAAGCCGCTGAGGCTATGACTCTAGAGATAGAAGATCAGCTCATAGAGAACAATGCCGAGATGAAGCTTAAAGAAAGCATCTTGGAAGCTTGTATTTTTGGTTCTGGAGCGGTCAAAGCTGGAACGGTCAAGATTGATCGTACCCAGTCTTACTCACAGGTAATTGACCCTCAGACGGGTCAGCAAGGCTTTGCTCTGGCTCAGATTGAGAAGCCAATGCCAGAGGTTGAGTCGGTCTCTATCTTTGATCTATATCCAGACCCTTATTGCACGACACTGGACGATTGCGAAGGATTGTTCCGCCGTCACGTTTTGACGCGAAAGCAATTCAGAGACCTGTCAGATCTACCGGGGTTTGACTCGGACGAGATCAAGTACCTGCTCAAGAACAACCGTAAAGGTAACCATGTTGAGGAGGAGCATGAGCGTGATCGCCGACGCATAGCCGGAATTCATGACCACGCAGAGAGCCATCGCTTCCAAGTATTAGAGTACTGGGGAACCATCGATGGATACGACCTCAAAGACCACAACATCGAACTACCTGAAGACGCTGATCTCAGTGACACTTATAGCGCTTGTGTTTGGATATGCGGGACCAGCGTCATAAAAGTGATGCTAAATCCTGTTGCGGGGTACAAGATCCCGTACCAGATATTCCCGTATGAGCGGTCACCCCATCAATTCTGGGGTACTGGTGTGCCACGAATGATGCGTGACTCTCAGACGACTATGAACGCGGCTACTCGCATCTGGCTTGATAACCTAGCCTTGTCTAGTGGACCAATGATGGAGGTCAACACAGACCTTTTGGCTGCGGGTGAAGACCCAACCGACATCCATCCTTGGCGAGTATGGTTGCGTGAAGGTGGTGATGGTTCTATGCCAGCAGTACGCTGGTATCAGCCCGTTGCGAACGCTAATGGTTTGAACCAAATCGTTGAATTGTTCAGAAGATTTGCGGATGAAACTACCAGTTTGCCGTCGTATACTCACGGCGAGCAGTCGCGGAGTTTGAATAAAACCGCAACTGGCATGTCGATGTTGATGGGTGCTGCGAATATCGCACTGAAGAGCACCATTAAGAATATCGATGACTTCTTGTTAGAGCCTATGGTTCAGGCGTTGTTTCACTACAACATGGAATTTGGCACTAACGAGAAAGCAAAAGGCGACCTCAAGGTCGTACCAAGGGGTAGCACTGCCCTTGTACAAAAAGAAGTGCAGAGCCAGCGACTCCTTCAGTTCTTGTCGCTTGTCTCCAATCCCACGGACTTGGCATTAGTAGATCGACCACGGTTGTTGCGTGATATCGCGCACTCTATGGATATCGATCCTGACGAAATTATTAAGTCTGAAGAGAGGTTACAAGCTGAACAGCAAGCCCTCCAAAATCAAGCTCTCGCCGCAGCAGGCGCAGGCGGTCCTATGGCTCCGCCACCAGGACCAATGGCAGCAGGTGATCAGCCTATTCCAATGTAGGTTGGAAGACTCGCAGAGTCGGTTAGAGCAAGCAGACGAAAAGAATTTCAGGTTCGAGCAGGGGCGGGTCAGTGAGATCCGTTTCCTATTGGAACTTGAGGACGCCGCGAAAGCGGTTCTCGACAAGCAGCGGACCCCTTCGAGGACATCCGCAATCGAATAACGAACATCCCGTAGAGGACTCGTGAGGAATTGATGGCTAGTAGAAATGACCCAGAGCGATTGCAGGCAGAAGCTAAAGAGTTGATGGAACAGTATCAGAACGCGGCGAATCAGCCCTCGGCGGAGGACACTGAAGAGCAGCAGGAAGAGGTGTTTCAAGAAGCCCCCTCAGAACTAGAGGACACGGCAGAGGCTATAGCGGAAGAAGTTCCTGAAGAAGAGTCTATCGGCGGCGAAGACTCCGAAGCAGATCAGCGAATTGAAAAAGCTGAACGAGCAATGAAAGGCGCTCAGGCGAAAATGACCAAAGCGACTCAGGAAGCGGCGGAACTAAGGAGGCAAGTATCTGACTTAGTAAACTCCGTTACTCAGTTAAAGGGTCAGCTTGCGGATGAGCAGCGAAACACAGAGAAGCTGCAACAGGTAAGGGAAGAATATCCCGATGTTGCTGGACCTCTCTTGGATGAGCTGGATCAGATGCGAGCAAGGTTGGATGAACAGGCTGCTCTGACTCAAGGTCAAGAGCGAAGAGCATTTGAGGCGAAGCAAGAGGAAGCAGTGCGAGAGCACTTTGACCGTATTCGCGCAGTCCATTCTGACGTTGACGAAGTCACGCAGACATCGGATTGGGCGCTGTGGTTAGACGCTCAGGACGGTCAAGTCCATGAGTGGGTAGATGCTGGTTCGTCAAATGATGTGATCTTTGTTCTGGACAGATTCAAGGCAGACATGGGAGTCAAGCCTGCAACGCCGCAAGAGTCGGCTTTAGCGCGAGCAAAGGAGGTTGCAGAACCGAAATTGCCAAAAGCGCGAAAAGCCAATGTTACAGGTGGAAAGAAATCTTGGACCGTCCAAGACATCGTCAACATGCCTCTCGCTGAATTCGAGAAGCACAAAGTCGATATCTTAAGGGCGCAGGCTGAGGGATCGATCCGCCGTTAAATTAATTCTCTTGTGAGGACAATATAATGGCTTTTTCATTTTTCTCCACGGGCACTACGTCCGAAGTAAACTTCATCCCTGAAGTCTTTAGCAAGCTTCTGCAAGCTAAATTCTATGGCTCGTCCGTGCTGCCTAGTATTTCTAATAACGACTACGAAGGCGAAATCACTGGTCAGGGCGACAAGGTTGTTATTCGCACGGTTCCTGCCGTAACGATCAACGACTACGCTGGTTCAATCACGACTCAAGAGCTGACCACAGCTAAAGTTGAGTTGCTGATCGACAAAGCGAAGTACTACAGCTTCAAAGTTGACGACGTGTTGGCAGCTCAGGCTGACATCAACATGTTGGAAGCTGCCAGCTCTGACGCTGCCGAAGGCATGCGCGTAGCTGTTGAAACTCAAGTACTGAGCGGCGTAGTTACTGGTGCAACCACAATTGGTGCTCAAACCACTATCACGGCGGGCAACATCCTGACTTCGATCTTGGATCAAGCGAAGGCACTGGATGAGCTGAACATCCCAGAAGAAGGTCGATTCATCGTCCTGTCTCCTGAGTTTGTTTCTCTGCTCAAGCAAAGCGAGCTGCGTCAGGCTTACCTGACTGGTGATGACACGTCTCCTCTGCGTAACGGCAAAGTTGGTGTTGTTGATCGCTTCACCGTGTACCAGAGCAACATGCTCTATACCCCAGGATCAGGCGCTGATTCTGGCTACACCCACGTTCTTGCGGGTCACCCCAAGGCAATCTCCTTCGCGTCTCAGTTCACCAATACGGAAACTGTTCGCATGGAGTCTACCTTCGGTGATCAGGTTCGCGGCTTGAAGGTCTTCGGATCTAAGGTCGTAACGCCTGACGCATTGGTCGTAGGTAAGTGGACCTAAGAGGTCTGTTGGATGGGGGCTGCTTTCGCAGCCCCTTTCTCCTTTAACTGAAAAGTGAATTTTATGGACGTTGCAACAAACAAAGACGAAGTCTACGAGCAGGCACTAAACCAATTCGGCATGAAGCTGGATCGACGCCTAAAGCTTTCTGATCTTCAGGATCAGTTGCAGCGACTAGAGACGGAGAGGGACAACCCCACTCCAGCACCAAAGGTCATGAGACCTAAGACGGTGCGAAACATCATCACGGGCAACGTCTTTAGTTACGACGATTTGTTCAAAGGTAACCCCGATCTGGAAGTGATCGAGTGGGAGGAAGAAAATGCCGACAACTAAGGTCGTTGACATATTAGATCGCGCTTCGATCATCTTGCAGGATGCGACTAATGTCCGCTTCCCCAATGCGGAGCTGCTCAAGTTTTTTAATGACGCTCAGCGTGAGGTCGTTCTTCATAGACCAGACGCGAACATGATCAACACAACTTTGGCGTGTGTGGATGGTAGCAAGCAATCACTGCCGTCAGCGGCTCTTCGCTTGATCGACATTGTTCGTAACGTAGGGGGTCGCTCGGTTACTCAGGTTGATAGAAAGATTCTTGATGAGACCTTGCCCAATTGGCACGAGACCGCTGCTGGCTCAAACAAGATAGAGCATTTTGTTTACGACCCTGCTGACCCGAAAAACTTCTATGTATATCCGAAGGCGGCGAGTGGAACTCACAGCTTGGAGGTGGTGTACAGCGCATCAACGACAGACATAGCTATCAGCGATTTTAGCACCAGCACAACGGTTATCAGTGTGGATGATGTCTACGCCAACAGTATCCTCGATTACGTTTTGTATCGGTCCTATCAGAAGGACTCAGAGTTCGCTGGCAATGCGAATCGGGCGCAAATGCACTATCAGTCGTTTGCCAACGCCTTGGGCGTAAAGACGCAAGCGGATGGAGCTACGACGCCGATACCCAAGAACCCTGACGCTAACGCAGGAAGAATGTAGTGAAGTACTCTGATTTCTCTATCTACATCAGGCCAGAAGTACAGGGCGCTCCAGACTTTCTCATTGAGAGATCTGTACGAGACAGCGCTATCGACTTTTGCTCGAGAACAGATATTTATATTCCAGAGCCGGAAAGCGTAGTCATCATTCAGGGCGTGAACGAGTATAGCGTTAGTTTGCCGTCTGGCACTGAGTTAAACCACATCATTGACGTTTACAACAACAAGACCCCTCTGACCCCAGTCGGTTATAGCGAGCTGCTTATGCGACTGGGAGACGAAACAGAACAGGGGTCTCCTCGATATTATTCACAGAGAGACAACCAAGAGTTTTATGTTGCGCCGATACCTGATGCGGCAGATAGCTTTAGAGTGGTCTATAGCGTCAAGCCGACATCAACTTCAACATCGATCCCGGACTCAATTGGGAAAGAACATCGTGAAACGATTGTTCACGGAGCTTTATATCGCTTACAGATGATGAGCGCACAGCCGTTTGCCAACGGGAATGCTGCTCAAATGAACAACCAATTATTCGAGAAATCTGTCGGCAGGACCGTGCGGCAGGTGAAGTATGGATTTAGCGGGGGTCGATTGACCGCCAAACCGAGGGCGTTTATCTGATGGCATATCTTACAACCATTGATTTAGTTCAAAACGACCAGCTACCTGAGATTGCAGTGACCCTAAAAGACAGCAATGCGGCTGCTACAGGTCAGACTCTGGATGCTGATAATCCAGATACTTTCTCACCAATCGATCTCTCTGGTGGATCGGTGCGCTTGCGTATCCGAGAAGTGGGCAAGACCACGCTACTGGATAACATTGTCGGTACGGTAACAGATGCTTCCGCAGGTAAGGCGACATTCGTTTTTGGATCATCTACGTTATCAACGACAGGAGTCTTGGAGGGCGAGATCGAGATTACGGATTCTTCAAGTAGGACTCAGACTGTAGTGGACTTGATTAAATTCAAGGTTCGCTCGCAATTCGGGTAAGTAACCTTGCCAGTCTTTGCTGAGGTCAGTTTT